CGACTCTCGTAAAAGTGGGACGACAGCATAACGACGGCTTGCTCAGTTGTTGGCGGCATAGGGTTTGTTTGATAATAGCCCTGAGACAAATGCTGATAGCTTTCCGCATAGGCAGCAGCAGCGGTAATATAACTCTGTAAAAGCGTATCATCCTCACTGTGCTGCAATATGAGGTTTGCCTTAACCTTTTCTAAAAGCTCCATTGCCATATTATGACGCAGCTTTCTGCTGTAGGATTTTGATTGCTTCTGGCAAAATCAGCTTACCGTCCACGCGCTCCGTCGCCATAAAGCCAACTTGTCCGGTTGCGGCAAAAAGTTCATTCAGACGTTTGAAAGAACGGCCCTGACGGTCAGCTACCCAATAGTAACCGAAATCTCCGAATGCGATGCTCTTAGCCCCAGCGGCAATAATCGGCACATAGGCAGAAGTTACGATGGGTCGATTGAGAATGGTATCCGGCGTACCGGCTGTCACCGAAGCCTGCCACAGATACTGACCGTTATTGTCCTTGAGTTTCCGGATTGCTTTGACAGTTGCGTCGTTCATCATGAAGGTTGCGTTTTTACGGTAAGGAGATTTCAGGCTATAGAATAAATCCATTACCTCATCGAGAGTAATCGCAGTGGCACTGGCAGCTGTCACACCCAGTTCCGCGCCGCCGGTGGTATGGAAGATACCGGTGGGTTTACCGGTTCCGTCGCCGATGAAGAAGGATTCCTCTTCCTTTACACCAATGCGGCGGGCGAATTCGGTTGCTATGTAGCTTTCAAGATTAAACACGTTATCATTCAGCAGTTCTTCGGAAACTTTCAGCATAGTGGCCAGCTTATACGCGCCAATGGAAACCTGACCGAAAGCGTCATCACTTTCCGCAATAATACCTTCTTCATCCACCCAGGAAGCGGAACCCTTGGTTGCCACCACAGGAATTTTTCTATCTCCGGTTGAAGTAGTGATTACCTTAGCAAGCTGACGAAAAATATTCTGCTCCTCCAAAGCCTGCACCAGAGTGCGTTCGAACTCATCAGGTACAAGGTAACCTCCCTCAGTGTCGGTGCCGACCTGCAGAGCATTCTGCACATCAAAACTGGATTTGTTGCGCATGACTTTCCAGAATGCATTTTTGTACTCATCGGCGGCCCTGCCGGTTTTTGTTTCGCTGCCAGCAGTCGCGGTCGGTTTATTGGTTATTGGATCTGCTGTAGGCCTGGAAAGTTCCAAATCCAATGTAGCCTGCCGTTCCAGACGGTCAATTTCTTTGCCGAGCGCCACCACGTCGGCTTCCATCTTGTCATAGGTCGCAGTATCTTCGGCGCAGATCAGCCCGTCATTACCCCGTTTAGTATCGAGAAAAGCCTTAGCGGCGTCCCATGCTTTGGCGCGTTTTTCACGCAGTTCTAAAATCTGATTCATTAAAAGTTCCTCCTCAATATTTTAAAAGTTCCAATCTCTTGTCGAGATTTTCGATTTGTACCCCTGCTTTTACAGGCTGTTTACACTGTAATTTGTTGAGCACTGATTTTGTAACGGCAGCGTTGCTAAAAATAACTCCATCTTTTTCAGGTAAGTTATCTTCCGTATTGGCGGTGAAAAGAATACCATCGGCGAACCCCAATTCAACCGCCTTTTTTGCGTTCATCCAGCTTTCCGCATCCATGAGATGGGAAATTTTCGACCGGGACAGCCCTGTTTTCAGCTCATATGCGTTGATTATGCATTCTTTTACTTCGTTTAGAAGATCAATTGCCTTGTTCATTTCTTCGGTATTCCCAAATGCACCAGTCATGGGATTATGAACCATGAGCATGCTGACCGGCGACATAAAGATTTCTCCTCCTGCCATCGCAATGACCGAAGCAGCACTTGCAGCAATTCCATCAATTTTTACGGTGACTTTACCTTTGTAATCCATGAGCATATTATAAATTTGGGACGCTGCGAACACATCGCCGCCGGGGCTATTTATCCAAACAGTGATGTCATCTTCACCATTCATCAAATCCGACTTAAACTGCTTAGGCGAAATTTCATCCCCCAGCCAACTTTCCTCAGCAATCGCGCCGTCGAGATAAAGGGTACGAGTATTATCTTCGTTTTTTACCCAGTTCCACCAGCGTGACGCCGGACTCAATTCGCGCGCTTTACTTTGTGGTGGATTTTGTTTTTCTGCCCGCGTTATTTGCTCCATCTGTTTTTTCCTCCGTTTCTGTATTGTTGGGTGGCAGCTCAGCCTGCTGGGCAAATGCACCGGCATCCTGCAGTTTTGTCATTGCGCCGTTAATGAGATACAAATTACCGCCGAGTTCTTCCGGAATACAATTGAGATTTTCAAGCTCGCGAATGTCGTTTGTGGACAGCCAGCCGTTCTGTCTACCGGTAGCATAGCCACTCATGCGGCTGGCATAATCTCCGCGAAGTAATCCGTCCACATTGAATTTAACGAAATACGTCCTCTTTTCCGATGGCAGAATCAATGATTTCTGAATTGCCTGTTCCCACCGCACTACCCAAGGGTCAAGTGTATATTTGACAAACTCCAGCGACTGCTGCTCTATATTAGAAAAGCTGGATTTTTCAAGATCGCCGACCATGTGTGGCGGAATACGAAAGATTCGTGCAATTTCATTGATCTGAAACTTCCTTGTTTCCAAGAATTGTGCCTGCTCCGGTGGTATTCCGATGCTTTGAAACTTCATACCTTCCTCAAGCACAGCCACCCTGTGCGCATTACTGCTGCCCTGATACACTGAATTCCAGCTTTCACGAACTCGGGCTGGGTCCTTTACCACACCGGGATGTTCCAACACGCCGCCTGGACTAGCACCATTAGCAAAGAACTTTGCACCGTATTCTTCACAGGCGATTGCCATCCCGATTGCGTTTTTGGCCATGGCAATAGGCGAATATCCAACCAAGCCATCAAAACCAAGACCGGGAATATGCAGGATTTCTTCACTGCGAAGAATTACGATGCCTGTATCAGTTCTATACTCATAATAAAGTTCCCCGGCAGAGGTTCGATCAACCGTCATCCTGTCCGGTAACAGTGGATATAACGCTAGGGCATTTCCTCTGCCGTCCCGAATAATCTGTGCGTAGGCGTTTCCCCATAATAAAAGATGACTCATCAGTGTTTCTCGAAACACAAATGAAGTCATCTCAGGGTTTGGCTCGTCATGAAGCAGATAATATAACTGATGGTCAATTGCTTTTTCTTTCCCGCCGTCCGGCTTATATTTGTAGGTGTGAAGCGGCAGCCCTGCAATCGCCTCTGACAGAATTCTTACGCAGGAGTACACCGCCGTTGTCTGCATGGCACTGCGCTCATTGACACTTTTTCCACTTGCGGTACCGCCAAAGAAAAAGCTGTAAGTGCTGCCGGGCAAACTGTTTTGAGCAGAGAACCTCTGTGGTGGCTTGTCACGGGAGTGAAACAGGCTCTTAAAAATGCTCATATTGTCATCAACTCCTTAAAAGTGGGTAAAAGAAAAGCACCTCATTTCTGAGATGCTTTTATATGATATTTTCTTGTTATTGGTCAATATTCGATTGTTTTAACTGCTCGTCAATATTGCGTCCACTGTACATGATACGGACAATCGCCACCGTGTTTTTGTTTTCAACAGGAAGATAAAACACCGAATAATTATCAATTGGCAACACCCGCAACCCACGGCTGTTCCACGGTTCTTTATCATAGACATGGTGACGCTCCGGCATTTGATTCAACTTTTCAATCCCGTCAATTAAGCGTTTTGTCTGTTTTCGTCCGATTTCTGGTTCAAGAAGTGAAAAAGCAATATACTCAAAAATCTCCCGCAAGTCGCGCTCCGCCCGCTCAGTAAAAACAATTTGCCAAGTCTTCATATGCTGTAATCCCTACGAATGTCACTGATAACATCGTCCGCGCTTCGAACGCGCCCTGCAGCCAAATCAGAAAGGCCCTTTTCGATTTCAGCATTGAATTCCGCGTCGCTTAAAGCACTGACTGATAACGGTTTGTTCTGCGGCAGCTTCATATCAAATGGAATACCTCGCTGCAACACAACCTGCCGCAAGAAAAGTCCTATCGCGTTTGACATTGGAATTCCAAGTTGCTCCAATATGGTTTCAGCCTGCGTTTTTAATTCGGGTTCAACACGGGCAAATACATTTGATGTTCTTGCCATCTATTAACACATCCTTTCGCTTATATTATGTGCGATTGTATTTACAAATGCAAGCATATTACAAAAAAATTTAAATAATTAGACTGTGCACTTCAAAATGTAATTTTTAGTCGCTCATTTGTTCTGCATAATTATTTATATAAATTATGCAAAAGTGAGGGCAATTAGGCAGAACTATAAAATCAGCAAACCCCGACCGTCATAGATGGAATCTAATGTATTCCCTCCACAGCGAATTGCCCTGTCCAACGCCATAATAGTAGCAACCGCTCCGTCAATTTTTTCGGTGGATTTTTCTTTGTCCGGCTTAATGTTTCCAGCAGGGTCGGTGCGGATAAAGATGTTATCCATCATCCAGCGCATCACCGGGTGACCGCTGTGTGCCAGCTTTTGTTCTAAAGTTAGCTTCATCAATTCCTTGGTAGGCGGTGACATGTCTTTGAATCCCTGCCCGAAAGGCACCACTGTGAAACCAAGATTATCAAGATTCTGCGTCATCTGCACCGCACCCCATCGATCAAAGGCAATCTCGCGGATGTTATACTTTAGGCCAAGTTGTTCAATGAAACTTTCAATAAATCCATAGTGGACAACATTACCCTCAGTAGTTTGCAGAAAACCTTGTTGTTTCCACAGGTCATAGTTGACATGATCCCGGCGGACGCGTAAATCAAGGTTAT